GAAAAATTTTTGTTTTTGTTTGAAAGTTTTAAATTACTAATTTTATGATAGTTTTGATTTTAAAAAAAATTATCGTGTTGATCTTGATCATTATGGTATTAAGCATCAAGCGAATAACTAGAATTATTAATATTTTGAATTTCTTTGGATTTTTCTCTAAATTTTTAATTAAAACCATTATTTATTATCAGCGGAAATCTGGCGACGTCACCACTTTTATCGGGAACACTTTTATTATTGCTGCTTGTGTTAGTAGTATGCTTCCTTTAGATAGATGTATTAAAGCCAGTTTTTGTGGAGATGATTCGCTAATTTACCTGCCCAAGGGAATTCCCACCGACAATATTCAACAAACTGCGAATTTGATGTGGAACTTTGAGGCTAAACTTTTCTTGAAGAAGTACGGGTACTTTTGCGGTAGATACGTGATTGTCCATTCAACTGGTTGTATTGTATATCCTGACCCCCTAAAAATAATAGGTAAGTTAGGCGCCAAGAACATTATGGATTGGGATCACCTTGAGGAATTCAGGGTGTCTCTCTGTGATGTTGCTAGGCCGTTGTTCAACGGTGCTTATTTCCATCTACTTGACGATGCTATCCACGAGGTTTTTCCTCACGCTGGGGGTAGCAGTTTTGCTATTAATGCTCTTTGCAAGTATCTTGGCGATAAGAACCTTTTTAAATCGTTATTTTATTATTCTAAGTCAAAATAATGTCGGTAGATAAGGTGTCAGTCCAGGATGCTTTGAAGCCCAAAGATTTTATAAAAATTTCTTGGGTTGACAAGCTATTGCCTGATTATTTTACTGTTTTTAAATTCCTTTCTATTACTGATTGCTCTATTATTAAGGCTAACCAATACGAGTCTTTCATACCCGTGGATCTTCTCCGCGGCGTCGATCTGACTCGCAGTAAATATGTTACGCTTTTAGGTGTCGCTGTTGTAGGAGTCTGGACTATTCCTGACAATTGCGCCGGTGGAGCTACCGTCGGTTTAATTGATACGCGAATGGGTCGCGTTTCTGAAGGAACAGTCTGTAGGTTTTCTGTTTCAGCTGCCGCGAGGGAATTCACTGTGAAATTCATTCCGAATTATCATATTACAGCTGCTGATGCTGTTAGAAACCCGTGGAAGCTTTTTGTCCGTTTAAAGGGTGTGAATATTAAAGAGGGCTTCTCCCCTTTGTCTTTGGAAGTTGCTGCTCTAGTAGCAACAACTAATTCCATCTTCAAAAGAGGTCTGAGGGTGGCTATTCGCGAAAAGAATCTTTCCAACGAGTCGTTGGTAAGCTTTTCCGAGGAGCCCGCTCCGGTTGAGTCTTTCTTTGATAATCTACCTATTGCAAGGTCAATTGTAGAGTTTGATAGGAGTTATAAGCGTGAGTCGGTTAATAGGAGGGGTAGGGATCCGCGGTCTAAGCCGCGTGCTGAGAGCGCTAGTGAGCTCTCCGAGTTTGAATCTGAAGATGCCTTACGCTCCAGTTAACGCTACTACTCTTCCGTATTTTTCTAAGTCATGGGTCCCTTTTATGGGTTTCCTAGATTTTCTTACCGTTGCTGCGGGTGAAGCTTTTCAAACGCAGTCCGGTAGGGATACTACTAGGGAAGCCATTCAAGGTTTTCTGTCTAAGCCTGTAGATGTTGATATTAGATTTCCTGAGTCAGTTTATGGGTTTACTTACCTACGGAATTCTCAGTTGTATCCGCTGCTTTCTGCTGTTCTGTCAGCGTTGGACACAAGAAATAGGGTTATTGAAGTTGTTGATCCTTCTAATCCAACGACGGCGGAGTCGTTGAATGCAGTGAAGCGTACTGATGACGCTTCTGTTGCTGCTCGAGTTTCTATCGAGCGGTTGTCGGATGCTATTGCTTCTGGCGTAGGTCTGTACTCAAGGTCTAAGTTTGAGTCAGAGTTAGGTTTGGTGTGGACCGCACCTGCCGCTAGCACTAGCTAGTTTTGAGTCCTTTCGGTCTCGTGGCCTTCACGATAGAAGGTAGTGTTTTACTCTCCACTTAAATCGAAGAGTTTCTTTAGTCGATTGCCGTAGACCTCTCACCGTGTGGTTGAAGTCTGTGCTAAAGAATAATACGGTAGTGGTTCGAATCCACCCCGCACCCCTGGGTTAAGGGGCCCAAA